CTTCAAAAGGTTGCAGACGCCGAACGAAATGTTTCATCGGCTCAAGCCACTCGAGCATCAGCTGATTATTCAAAAGTATTTCAAAAGCAAGTTGCTGACGCTAAACAATTTGCTGACAGGTTGCAATGGCTAATTAACAATCAAGGACTAGGCAAAGCAGGGTTGCAACAACTTCTGAATCTTGGGCCAACAGCAGGTAATCAAGTTGCTGGCGACATGATTGACGGCGTAAACGGCTTTACTTCTACAACCCTTAATCAAGCTCTTGATAGTTTGCAAAGTGCTGGAATGAGTTTGGGAATGGCTGGAGGCAATGCTTTCTTTGGTGGCAACGTCGCTGCAGCACAAGCAGCCATGACCCAAGCAAATACCTACCAAATCACAGTAAACGCAGGATTAGTTAGCAACCCAGCACAAGTCGGCCGAGACATCATTGAAGCAATCAAATCAGCAGAACGTTTGTCCGGTCAGGTTTTCGTAAGCGTATGAGTCAACCACAACTTCAAGTGCTCATTGGTTTTCAAACCACCCTTGTGTTTGGACAACCTTTTCAACTTGATGATGCCTTATATGGCGTCCTAAATACAACAGGCCGTGGCGTACTTGGTGGCATCCAAATGGCTGATGTCACCACATATGTGCAATCAGTATCCATTAACCGTGGACGTTCACGCCAACTTGACGAGTTCAACTGTGGCACCGCCCAAATAAACCTTTGGAACAAAAGCAGAATCTTTGACCCCTTAAATCAGTCATCCCCGTATTGGATAGGTGGCACCACCCAACAAACAGGAGTTGTTCCGCGTTTACCAGTTCAAATTCTTGCCAATGGCATTCCCATCTACACAGGTCTTGTTACCGATTGGGATATTAATTACGACTTGGGCTTTAATGACACAGCCACAGTTCAATGCGCTGACCAATTCACAGTACTTTCAAACCAGCAACTTAATGCTTTTACGCCATCCGCTGAAACTTCAGGAGTTCGTATTGACACCGTCCTGAACCGCCCAGAAGTCAATTATCAAGGCGCAAGGTCTATCGGTACAGGAAGCTCCAATCTTGGCGCTTACGCGGTTTCTCAAGACACCAATTGCCTCAACTACCTTCAGCAAGTCAACACTTCTGAACAGGGCTATCTTTATATGAGCGCTGCAGGGACCCTGACTTTCAAGGGAAGGTCCAGTGTTTTGAACCCTGTTTCTGGGGCCACATTTAACGGTGACGGCACTGGATTACCATTCAATTCCCTGATGAACCAATACGGCGATGAACTGTTATACAACTATATCAACACCCAATCTCCAGCAGGAGCTGTGCAGACAACCAGCAACGCCAGCTCTATCGCTCAATATCAAGCACAGCAATATAGCCTTCTAAGCCTTCTGAACAGCACCACTGCTGAGGTTGCAGCCTTAGGCAATTACCTTCTGGGCCGATATCAAAACCCAATTCTTAGGTTCAATGGTTTGCAAACTCAATTATCAAGCATGACCACGGCACAACAGAACATCGTTCTCAACCTTGATTTGACCAGCATCTGCACCGTCGTTAAAAACTTTGTCACCGGAACACCTTCAAGCGACAGTCAAACCTTGATTGTTTCAGGCGTAAACCATACAATCACACCTGGCAATCACGTCATTTCTTACACATTTGAAAGCACTGACTCAAACGCTTATTTCACACTCAATGATTCAATCTTCGGCACATTGAGCACATCGAACCTTCTAAGTTTCTAAAGGAGACACAACATGGCAGAACAAACATTCACATCGGGGCAAATCCTTACGGCAGCTCAAATGACTACATTGCAAACAAACACGGGATTGGCATGGATTAGCAGTACCGCAGTCCCAGCATCACCGGCACAATCATCAATCGTTGTGTCTGGTTGTTTCACTTCAACATATGACAATTACCGCATTATTTACGCAGGTGGCGCAATGTCATCAAACCAACGTTTTTCGATGATATTGGGTGCATCAACGGCTGGTTATTACGAAGGATTGAACTTTGTTACATACGCAACAGGTGCAGCAGGCTCAACAGCAACCAACAACGGTCCAGCTTGGGTATTGATTGGTGGAGGAAGCACACAATCGACAGGTTTTATTATTGACTTGCAAAACCCTTTCCTTGCTCAATACACACAAATGAACGCTGTTGGCTCATTACAAACAACACAGGCAACATGGGACCAAGGCATCCATGCTGTCGCAACTTCTTACACAGGGTTCACAATCACACCAATTGGTTCAACGATTACTGGCGGAACACTTAGCATTTACGGATATAGGAAATAATTATGACCGCAAAAGACAATCCACAAGGCACATTTCACGATGCCGTAACTGGCGAAACATATAGTCGCGACTTGACACCAGAAGAAATTGAAGTATTACCAAAGGCAAACGATGAAACGCCTACTGCTGATTAGCTTTGCCCTGTTGCCACTTACCGCTTGCGCTGACCGTGAACGTTTGAATTGTCCACGCACAAAGAACAAAGCGCTTCGAGGCGCAGTCATTGACGAAACAATTACGTCCACGACAACAGCAACGCAATACGGCACTGGAGGCAAATGCGTATGAAACCACACAACAGACACAGCAACGAAGAAATCAAAGCACGACTTATTTTTGTCGTAGCTATTGGATTAACTATTGCCTTTCTTGCATCCATTTTGGCTCTGCTTTACGGCCTGTTGTTTGTGACACAACCTCTTGAGGTCAGCCCTAATGACGACTCAGCGTGGGCCGTATTAAGTCCAATGCTTGCCACATTGACAGGTGGGCTTCTTGGCGTTCTTGCTGGCAACGGACTTAAAGATAAACCAAAAGAACCACCTGCAGCATGAGCAATCGCGTTTATCCGTATTACCCAGCATGGGACGGCAAAGCCACACAACCCGTTACTAGCAAACTTGTTGAGTTGTGCAAAGCACGCTGGGGCATGACGTCATTAGGCACCTACGCAAACCGCCCAATGCGAAACAATGCAGGGCTATCAGTCCACGCCACAGGTTACGCAGCTGATTTAAAATACAAAGACGAAGCGCAAGCCCGCATCATTTGGGATTGGTTCCTAGCCAACTCAAAAGCACTTGGATTGTGTGAAATGCACTGGTATGCCTATGGTTCCTATGGGGCTGGTTATCGTTGCTCTCGTGGCGAAGGCAAAGCAGGCGTTAAAATCTTTACCGCGACAGACAACGCCGGCTCCTATGAAGGCAACCCAAATTGGCTCCATATTGAGTTAGCCAAGCAAACGCCAGAGCAGTTTGAACAACAGTTTAGAGCTTTGAAATAAGAACTCCCAGCTTGTTTGAGCGGGCTGGGGCTAAGTGGTGGGTATCTTTGTTTCCATTGGGATATCCACCACTGACTTCTCAAATTGTGTATAGTCACATTCAGCCACTCAAAGGGCTTTAACCAAAGGAAACACATCATGCAGAAAATCATTTTTGATTTACCATTATTCAGGAGCACAGACCCTGAAACATCCCGCCAAGTCTCACCCATGAAAGTGGGCAGTCATCGCGCCATACTTCTTGCCATATACGCCGATGCCACATTGGGACTCACTGATGAGGAAGCAGCTTCTCGAGCCACAGCCCAAGGCCACGAAATAAAGGGCTACTGGAAGCGATGCTCAGATTTACGCACAGCAGGACTAATCCACGACTTAGGCATCCGTAGGACGCTCTCAACAGGCTCTCAGGGCATTGTGTGCGCTATCAGCCAATCAGGTCTTGACATGGTTAGGGGCTGGGCATGACCGATACCCAATTTATATACAGTTTCATAATGGGATGGTGCTTTTGCTGGCTATGGCTCAAAATGATGGCAAACCGACCATGATTCCGACATGGGGATATCTTCCGTTAGTGTCTAGAGACAAGTTGACACTCGTTCAAATCTTCACGGATTTGAAAACAGGTGAACATATCAGGATTACAGTCGCACATCGCTTGGCTCCCTACCTGAGTTGGTCACCGCCTATCGAAGTAGAGAGAACCTGAAACGCATCATGGCATTAGCCCTTCTCGCCGTCCTATCCGTACCAGCTCACGCAAGTGCAGCTTCTAATTCATGCCCAAAATGGGAATCACTGCTCAGGCAACATTTCCCCGCCAAAGTTGTCCCACAAATGTCCCGCATTGCATACCGAGAATCACGCTGCAACGCTCACAGCCTCTCAGCAGTCCGCAAATCCACAGGACGCCCAGATGTGGGCCTGCTCCAAATTCAGGGCTCATGGGCTACTGTGACACGGGCAGTCTGTAAGAAACAAGATGTGGTCAAAGCTTTGCTCAATGCTGAATGCAATGTCAAAGTTGGGGGCTACCTGTACAAGAATGGTGGCCTCGGTCACTGGCGAGCAACATCAGGAAAATAACAAAGGAAAACAAATGGAAACAAGCACCGGCGAACTAATCGCCAAACTAACTAATCTGAGCCACAACCTGGCATTAGAACTACGCTTCAAAGAATCAAGCCTGGTGCTTGAAGCTGTGGGCGTTCTTCACACATTGCCAACACTTGCCGAAAAGGTCAGAGATTCATGGCATCCATCATTCAACACCAGTGGCCCATCCAAAGGCATTAACTACATCAGTTCAGTCAAGATGGTTGACGCTGATGAGTGAATACACACACAACGATGACGTCGCTGACTTGCTCTACGCAAAAGAACAAGAAGTTGAATTCCTTAAACTTGCTGTTGTTAGACTTAGCGCCGAACTGGACCGCTTAGAAAAGGAACACGCTCGTGGCGTTTAACCTTGACGATTACGAACCAGTAGCCAGCAGGCTTGACAGATTCCTTAAAGCACACCCAGATGCTCGCGTCATTACTGACCTTGTGCACTACCTCAGCGACATTGCCGTGTTCAAATGTGAATTGTGGTTAGATGGTGAAATTATTGCCACTGGATGGGCAGAAGAAATCCGTGGGCAAGGCAACGTGAACAAGACCAGCCACCTTGAGAACTGTGAAACAGGGGCCGTGGGACGCGCACTTGCAAACGCTGGGCTCTCTGGCAGTGATTTCACTAAGCGCCCTAGCCGTGAAGAAATGGGCAAGGTCGTCAGAATGCAAGGCGACACTCAAATCACTGAGAACAGCAATCTTGCTAGCGACAAACAACTCAACATGATTAGGGCCGTCTGCAAATCCATGGGGCGCACTGTCCCGTCTGGAATACAGGGCTGGTCAAAACGAGAAGCTAGCGCTTACATTGACACCCTCAAATCAGGTGAGACACCAGCGCCGGCATACGATACACCTGAGGAGCCATTCTGATGATTGACCTACTCACCTTTGTCATCATGCTTAGTGCAGTGTTTATGTGTGGCTTCATGCTTGGCAAAGACAAACGATGATTGCCATGAGCGAAGCGTCATTCCAGGCGCAAGTTAAAGCACTGGCCTTCCAGTTCGGTTGGTCACTGCATCACTCACAGCCTTCAATGACACGCACAGGGCGATACATC